GCACAACGTTAAACAGCTTCTCCTGCGTCATGCGGATTAACGCCTGGCTGACTGCGTCTTCGTCGTCCGGGCTGCCATCGATCAACGCCTTGGCCTGTTCGCTGACCAGCTTCAACGCCTTGACCCGGTCTTCAAACTGCGAGCCGTAGCGGTGCAGGCTGCTTTTGCCGATCTTGAAGTCGGCGCGGGCTTCCTCCAGCAGCCGGTTGACTTCGGTTTCCAGCAATTCGTAACCGGCGAAGCCGCCCTTGACCAGTTCGGCGTCGAGCCACTTCTTGATGGCTTCCGGCAGTTGCTCCACTTTAGAACGTGGCGGCATCGGTCAGCCCCACGTTTTAACGGGACGTGCGATACCTGGTTCGCATTCAATCGTGTATTCGGCGATGTCGGTGCCGATCCGGGTCAACTGTGCAAACCAGCGCCCGGCGGGTTCGCGCTCCAGGTGAACCAGCTCGCGGGATTCCAGGTAGGTGACTTCGCGCCGAATTTCCAGCGGCGTAGTATCGGGATACAAGGCGCTCAACGTCGAGTGCAGCAGCTCTTCGTAGCAGCCGCTGGGTTGCGCGTTGTATAGCGTCAGGATCAGATACCAGCGCATCGATTCGCGCCGCACTTTGGCGTGGTCAATCATGTCGAGTGCCTTTCACTTGTATGTTGCTCAATTGTTCTTCCAGGCGGCTTGTCTTGCGTTCAAATTGTTCCGCCAGCTTGTCGATCTTGCCCTCGATAATCGTCTGGTTGCGGATATAGTCTTCGCGCCGCACATACTGATTCGGCAGTTCGGCCTGCCATTTCAAAAAGTCTAGCTCCAGCCTTTGCATCTGCTGCAACGCCTTGCCTTCTTCGACCATGTGGCGATTCAATGCATCGTGCAAATTTTCATTGGCTGTGGTGGACGCTTCTTTCTGCGCCTTGAAACGATCGTCCAGACTCTTGTTCATCTGCGCCATGAACATCCGCGCCGCGATACCGACGGCTGCAAAGAACGCCAGCAGCAGCGTGATGAGTTGCCATAATTCGAGTTGCACGGTGGTCATGCCTTGTTCCTTTCGGTTGCGCGCTCCAGTTCGGCCTGGCAGTCGACGCAGGTTTGAACGCCAGGCACCGCCTGACGCCGTTGCAGCGGGATCGCTTCGTCGCAGATCGCGCATTCGGTTGCCGAGTCGGCCACGGTCTTCCCGGCCAGGCCGGCGCGGCGCGCTTGCTGGTCGATGGCTTCCCGCCGCTGCTGCTCTTCGCGCTCGGTGGCGCGGTCATAGATGTCGGTCAAGCGCTTGCTCCGTCAGTTCGCTGCGATGCCGGCCACCGCTTTGCTCGTGACCGCATAGCCGTCGTCAAGCAGGCGTTGCCGGATGACCCGCAACGTGTTGCGGTCGAGTCCGCCCGCATAGCCGGTTTCCACGAACGCGAAATGCGCGCCTGCATGTTCGTCCAGGTCGACGTGGGTGTTTTCGTTCGCGCACAGCGTCATGTTGAGGTCGCGCATCAGCAAATCGGTCAAGGTGGCCGCGCCGTTCGTTATCGGTGCGGTCTTCGACACCAGTTGGATGCCGATGCGCGGAATGGCGTCGACCACCAGCTTGTCGACCGGGATATTGTTGACCAGCCCGCCGTCTTGCAGCACCGCGCCCTTGAATGGCACCGCCGCATAGACTGCCGGAATGCAAGCCGAACAGCGGGCCGCAAAAGCAATGGGCGTGTCGCCTGTGGTCTTGCTGCTGAACTCGAAGCCGGTTTCGGTCGACGCATCGGACGCCATGATGGTCAGCGACGCGGCCAAGTCATTGAACGTCAACCCCTTGGTCTGCTCGGTCATCCACTCCAGCAACGCATTGCCGGAGCAAAAGCCTTTCCCGGCCAGCAGCGACAACGGGCTGAGAGTGAGCATGTCTGACCAGTCGCGGGTCAGCGTCAAGCTCTTCATCGCGTCCAAGTCCATGCCACTGGCAGCCAGCGCAGACACGATGGAACCGCCCGACGTGCCGGCGTATTCAACCGGGGTAAAGCCGGCATCGCGGATTGCCAGCAACGCGCCGACGTGGGCCGGGAACTTGAATCCCGACCCGCTAAGTGCTACGCGGATCGGGCGCATCAGGCTACCGTTTCGGTATCGGTAGCCGGGGCCAGCGCGGCGGTCTCAACAGCGTCCGCAGTATTGGCGACCGGGTCAGCGGCAGGCTCTGGGGCGGGTACTGGGACGGGCGCTGCAGCAGGCGCTGGGGCAGGCGCTGGGGCAGGCGCAGAGACAGCGACCGTTGCGCCATGCACTGGAATGCCACCGGAAGCGCGGTAGGCAGTAACGACGCCGGTGATGGCGGCTCCGATCATTTTTTCGGTTCCGACCAAGGTTGGCTCGGCTGCAATGACGGTGCTGATAACCAGATCGGCTTTCGTCAAGCCGCTCGCATTGGGCAGCAACACTTCGGCGACTTGCACAAGCTGTCCGAGCGACGGCAATACCGCGAGCATCTGCTGCATTCTTTGTTGAAAATTTGCGAAATTGAAAGACATGGTGTTACTCCTGTTAGTCGTCGTAACGACAAGTGATGACGCTGATTGACTCGATTTCGTCGAGCCGCTGGCGGACGGTAAGCTGTCCGTGTTCCGTATCCGGGAAGCCGTCAATGGGCTTCCAGGTGTTAAGCACAAGTTCCGGCTTGCAGGCGACGTGGGCGCATCCGCCGAGACAGAGGGCGGCGATGAGACTAAGGCGTCGCATCGCCGCTGTCGTTTTTTACGGGCTGCATGTCGCGGATGACAATGGCCGCTGTCGTCGTGACGCCCAATATCGTGAAGTGCAGGAACTCGATGCGCTGCGCCGGATCGTGATAGGCCATCACGCCCCACACGGCGTAGCCCAGCAGGCCGATGGCCGTCAGGAATATGTCTTTCCTGTTCATGCCGGCGCCACGTCGTATTGCTTCAGATCGTGCGCATCGATGACGCCCTTGATCTTTCCGACGTACAGCGGGTCGGTGCAGTAGCCAGCCAGCTTGATGGCGGCGGCAAACGCCATCGGGTCGCCGCGCACCTTGAGCGCTGCGGCATAGCGCGGGTTGACGCGGAAATACGCGGCGTGGTCGTTAAGGCATGCCTGCCACGTCGGATATTGCCGCCACACGGCGGGAACCATCACGTATTTGCCGTTCAGGAATTCTTCGGTCTCGATGCTGACCGTCTCGCCCAGCCACGCCTTGTCGGCCTTGACGCCGAACAGGTTGCATGCTTTCAAGGCCAGTTCGGACTTGTCCCAACCCGATTCCAGCGCGGCTTGCGCGATGACGAACGATGCGGCAATGCCGGTTAGCTTGGCCGAGGCGATTGCTGCCGGCGCGATGGCCTTGATAAAGTCTTGTGGCGTCATGCTTTTTCTCCATGTGTGGCGACTAACTCTTTCCTCTTGAAGCGGGAGGGAGTGAAGACACACGCTTCCGACGGGGTGCGGAAAGATGCCGCCGGCAAACGGATGCAGTTGTAGAAGCCGTGTTCGGCCATGCGTATGGCGTGGGGCGCAGTCGGCTCGCGCATCAAGCGCTGGCAGTCGTTGCAGGGTTCGGTAATTGGTGGCGTGTGCATGCCATCAACTTTACCGACGGCGCACTAAACGACTAAGGTGAAACGTTTCACTCGGAAGAGTGAGAGAGGGGAATTAGAACAAGCTGTGTTGCGCGTCTTGAATCAGCGTTTCGTTGTTTTCGTTCATGTTGGTGGTCTTGAGGATTTGCCAGATGCGGCGACCACTCATCTTGTGTTCGGTGGACAGTTCCCACACGGATTTGCTGCCGTCGACATAGGCTGCGACGATGGCGCGGTTGCGGGCCGCAAGGTGGAATCTGTTGAGCAGCGGGACATAGATGTTCTCGCCGCCGAAGTGTTTGCACAGCAGTTTTGCGTTTTCCATGCCGATGCTCTCGGCCAGTGCCGCGAACGCTTGTTCGCCGCGCCCGATTTCAAACTTCGGCACCAGATAACTTTTGCCGCCGTAGTTGGCCGGCTCCATCATACGCAGAGCGGCATCGCTGCCGATCAGACGTATGAGGAGAACGGCCATTTCGGGCAGGCTCATGCTCAGGCTTTCCTGTCCGATTTTGTCGGATGCGATTTGGCGTCCATATCCAGATCGGAGACAATCCGGCTTGGCTTAAGTCCCATAGTCCGCCTGGCCGCATCCCTGGCCAGCGCGGAAATGATCTTGGACAATTCCCCGCCGTCGCAGAATCTGATCGAGTCCTTTTTGCATATTTTCTTTGCAAGCGCGTCGGCATAGCTCCAGGGATAGCCGGCATCGGCCAGTTGCGCTTCGATCTTGCGCATGCGGGGCATGCGATCTTCGCCGACGTTGGGGCGCGCGCGGTCGGTGCCTTTGGCCTTGAAGCCGATTTTCTTGAAGTGGGCGAGCAGCGCGTCGCGGCCACGCCAGTCCAGATCGGCGGCGCTGGTCTTGCCGGTGACCGCCAACAGGATGGCGCGGTATTCGTCGTCGGCCAGCGCCAGTTCTTTCTTGGCGACGTGGATTTTGGCGAGTTCGCTTTTGCGCCGCGCTTCGGCGTATTGTGGTTTCATGGTTCATACCCCACGCTGACGAGTTCAATGTTGACGTTGCCTTTTTGCAGATGGCGACGCAGCGCTGTGAAATTTGTCCAGTAGCTGGAAAAGGTGGTCAATTTCTGATTGATCCGTTCAACATCCTTCTTCGGTGCGCGCTTGCCGCCGTATACCTTGGTCATTTCGCTGCGAAAATTGGCATCCCAAAGATGCCTGGTTATGGGCCTGCAAAATCGGCGACGCTCTTCGCAATCCTCAATAATCCATTTGCCTTTGAAATTGCCGTCGACATAAAAAGCAATGCCCGATCTTAACGGTGCGACAAGCGCAACCGTCAGCGTTAGCAAATATTCGTCGCATTGGAGAACTACCCGGCCATACGGCCCCGTTAAATATTTCTCGACTTGCTGCCATTGTTCCTTTGTGATCGCCATGACTTACGCCGCCGATTCGATGGTAGAAGTTTTCGGCGCTTTCCAGCCGAGACTATGATTGATCGAATAGCCATTGATCTTGCGGCCTCGGTTGGGCGACTCGACATTGCTCATGCGCACCTGGCCGCTCGCCACCAGATCGGCAAGCAGCGCAAAGATGTCATCCATGTCGCAGTTAAACGCCTCGCCGATCCGTGCGGCATCGATGCCAGGGTGCTGTTCGATTTGCTTCAGAAGCTGTTCCTTGCCTATCCCCATCATTTCCTCCAGAGTCTATGAATTGGATTTCCCAGCCGCGCTTCAGACCGTCGCAAGGTCTAAGCTAATCGGCGCGTACTGGTCGGTGTCGCCCAGGCGCTCGTAAAAGCGGATGTACTGCTTGCTGCCGACGACCTGCACCGACTCACCGATAGCGGTCATGGCGCGCTGCCAGCGCTCATCCTTGATGTCCAGGCGGCGCAATCCGAGGATGCGGCCCGTGTTCAGGTTGCCTTCTTTGTCGGTCTGGAATGCCTGCTGCACCAGCACCTTGATTTCCGGGCTGCTGCCTTGCGACCATTCGGCGATGCATTCGTCTATCAGCGCCTTGGCGGCTTGCAGGCGTTCGTCGAACGTGATGTTGTCAGCGGTGGCGACTTGCACCTTGTAGCGGCCATCGTAGCTGTACAGCGTGACGTTGCCCTTCTTGCCGCCGAGGCTGACGCTGTACTGTTCTGCCGACAATTGGACGAATGCCGCGACATCGCCGAATACCTGGCCTTTGAACTTCGCGAGGTGGTCGCTCATTTTTTTGGCTGCAGCGGTCAATTCCTGCGTCAGCGTATCGCGGGCGCGGTCGATGGGCTTGATAAGGCTTTCCGGCACCAAGCGCCCCTGGGCGTCTTGCAGGTAGCCTGCTGGGATTGCAGATTGCTGTGTGGTGGTGTTCATTGTGTTTCCTTTCGGTTGGTCAATTTGCTTAACTGTTCTCTTACGTGTTGCGGCATGGCGCGTTTTGGCAGCGCGGCGTCGAGCTTGACCGGACCGCCCTGCTGCACGGATGCGGCGCGATCTGCCGCCGTGCCATGGCCGGCATGACCGGCGCGTTGCTGTTCCTTTTTGGTTTCGCCGGCTGCTTCGCTCTTGTTGGCGTAGCCCATGACGACTTCCAGCAGGTAGCCGTGCGACGTTAAAGGCAGGCGCAAGCCGCCGTTGCCGTGGGCGCGCTGGACGACTTCTTCCATGCCTTGCCGCCAGTAGTCCAGCGGCGCCGGCCAGACGCGCCCGCCGCGCTCCAGGGTGGCCGGTCGGATCATGTCCACAAGTTCGTTCGACAAGCTGGCGATGCGCTCATAACGCAGGGCCGTCTTGGCCGGGGCGAACAGGGTCACGTAGGACAGCAACGGGCGCAGCAGCTTGCGTCCCTCGGCGTGGGCGTTGACCAGGGCCAGCATGGCGTCGCGCACTCCCTGGTGGGCGAATACTACGTCCCAGGTCAACGCGTTGCGGCAGACCGGGCAATCGAAGGTAGGCAGGACCGACATTAGTGCGTGTCTCCCTTGCGTAATTCCCGCGCCTTGATCGATCGGTCGATGGCGGCGCGCACGACATCCGGCCCGCTGTCGCAAGTGGGATTTTCAAAGATGAATTCGATCTTTTCGACCACGCCTTCGCTGGCTGTCGTATCGTACATAAGCCCGATCCTGCAGCGGTCATGTTCGATGATGTGATTCAGGCGCTCGGTGTCTGGATGCGGGGCGCTCTGCAGCAACAAGCGAGCGAGCCTGATTACACCGGGTAAGCCAGTGTGAAATTGTGGTACGCCGTCCTTATAAATGCTTGGTTTGAAATCACCGCACTCGCGAGCGAGGTCGGCGATTTGCTTGTCCGTTAGAGTCTTCGACCCTTCGCGTTCCTGAGCGATTTCGGCCAAATCCTTTCCGGTCAGATTATTTAACGTGTTCATGCTTGTTTCTCCTTCCAAGATACGCAACAACCATCGATATCGACGCTGACCACCACGTCGCCCGTTCCCAGGCGGCGGGTCGACATGCCGCCTTTTTGATGCTTCAAAACCTGCGCGGTCGCGGCTTCCACACGGATAGACAGTTGGCTGTCCAGTCGCGCTTCCAGCACCTTGCAGCCGCGCTCGCGCAACTGGCGCAGCACGTTGTTCTGCAAGCCGATGCGTTGCATCTGCATCGTGGTAAATACACGGATACCCGGTACGTGCATAGCGACCCTCCTTTGCATTGTTTGCGGTGTCATGCGGCCTCCATTCCGACTTGCGGTGCGCCCACTTCCGGCAGCGGCAGCGTGACCTTGTCGATTACCCCGGCTTGCTGCTGCGGTTCGACGGCCTTTCGCACGGCAGCCGTATGCGACTTGACTGTGTGCGCTGCCGGCGCTGCATCCTTGACCCGTCTGTCGCAGTTCTGGCATGCGCGCCAGTGCTGCATGTCGCGGGGTATGCTGGTCGGCGGGTTATTCCGATACGCATATTCGCGGCATTGCAGGCCGGTGATCCGATGTTCCGCACCGTGGTATTCGGAAAGAAAAGGGCATGCCACCATACCGATAGTGTTCATGACCTTTTCTTCCAAGTTGGCAGTGCTGGCTTTGCCATTCACATACGGGGAACTTGCCGTCTTATTTAAAACTGCCGCCAATGCACCGCGCGACACGCCTGCGCGTGACGCAGTCTTGCTGGTGCTTCCTGTCATTGCGACATCGGCGCGCACAATCGCAATCCATGCAGCTTCCTGATTACCGTTTGGCGTCATATTGCTTTTCCTCGTTTTGGTCGAATACCTTTTTCTGTTTCGGCTGCGGGATCGGAGCTAGCGGGCCGGTGTTGCGCGTCAATAGAAAGCGCTTCGCGCCGTTGGAGGTCGGCGACTGTGGGGCTTCGCGGCGCATTTCAATCAGGTAGCCGGCCAGGTGCAGGTAGCGCAGGTATTTGTTCAGGTTGTTTTTCGTGCGCGTGACCGTCGCATCGTCGCAACCGGCATCCAGCAGCAACCCGATCAATTCCGGCGCACTGGTCTTGCGGCGCATGCGCAGCACACGCCAGGCGCGGTCGCGCACGGTGTCGCTGATTACCTTGGGCTTGCCGGTCGGCCCTTTCGGCCCGCTGGTCAGCTTGATGCCTTCTTCCAGTGCCGCCTTGCCGAGTTCGGTCAGCTTGTAACAGCCAGGCTTGACCGTGTCGTTGGCGTACACCTCGCGGGTCATGTATTGATGCTCGACCAGTTTGGTGCAGGCGGTTGCGACCTGTCTGCCGGTCAATTTAGTATGCTTGACGATGGCGTCATGTTTAACGCATCCACGCGGACAGGCCAGCGTTTTAACGGCGTCCATCACGATTTGGGAAATCCAGATCATTGCGCATCCTCCGCCATGATTGTGACGATGGTGCCGATATCGCCGCAGTTACTCCGTATCTGCACGTCACCAACAAATGACCATTCCTCGCCCATGCCCAAACCGGACTCGTGATTCACCGAATGCGTTACCAGCATTACCGGGCAATGTGGGGGTAGGCATTGCAGTTCCTTGATCAGTTCGCCGTTTGTCATCTTGCCCCTCCAACACGCGAGCGCCGCGCCTGCCATTCGATGCAAAGTTCGATTCCCTTGAACGCTTCGGCGGTGGCCTTTTCCAGACTATTGGCTTTGGCGATGCGTTCGATGGTGGCGATTCCGTTCATCACCAGGCGCATCTTGCCTTCGCTCTGGCGGTGCAATTCACGCTGCAAGTCGGGTGCGATTTCGACCTCGGACAACTGCTTGCATGTCAGTTGAATGTCTTGCTCGGTCAATGCCTGGAAGTGAACAACCTGGGCGACGCGGCTGCTGATTTGCGGGTAGCGGGCGATGCGCGATTCGATGGTTTCCATCCCGACCAGCACTACCAGCGTTTCCGTTAAATCGCTGATGTCGCGCACACACTCCAGGATGCTGGCGGAAGAACGCACCGTGAACTCGGCTTCGTCGATGATGATCGGTGTCTGCCGCGCACCGATGGAACCGATGATGCGCGCCTGCATTTCATGGTTGGTGGCGTTGGTCTGGATGCGCAAGGTGTCGGCCATTTCGGACAGCAGCCCGCGCTTTGTCCATGTTTCCTTGGCGCGCAAATAGACGGCGTTGGTGTCGACCGCGAAACGATCTACCGTCTCGCTCTTGCCCAAGCCAGCCGGGCCGGTGACCAGCATCAACGATGCCTCTCGTGCGCCGCGCTGCTCTACCGCCTTGACGGCTTGCAGGAACCTCGCGTAATTGCTGTTTTGAACAAATCCCTTTTTCATCTATACTCCCTCTTGGTTACATTTCTCAGTACCTTGGTTACGTTTTTCTGTAACCGCTTCATCCGGCTGTCTGACGTTGCTGCGTCAGACAGCCACCTAATCAGGCCACATGTTGTATGGCTTTCGATTCATTTAAAATTTCCGCCAGCCTGGTTTCTTCTACGTGCGTCCAGGCGATATCCAGTAATTCAAAGCGTTGGGACAAACTGGCATAATCTTTCGGGTTATCAACAAAGCCT